CGAACATCCTGTACGGTATCAACCTTCATGCCCATGAGGGATAGACCAGCAATGGCTTCCTTCTGGAAGATTACTCCAAAGATACCAAAGCCGGTATAACCAGCTGTTACGCCAGTAGCGGAGTAAGAAGTAGCTGAAGCATTTAGGTTATACTTAGAACCACCGATAGCAGAAGCAGCGTGATCAACCTTTGGAAGATGGTTGGTCTTAATGATCTTGACGCCCATGTAATCAAGGCTATCCATCATGGTGTTCATGCCCATTGCAAGAGGAGCACCTAGGCTACCGACCTCTTCGCTTGCGCCAAAGAGTGGGTACTGCTGGAATGAACCAGCTGGAATAGAACCACCAGAGGTGCGTGGAATACCAAGAGCACGAATAACTTGGAATACCTTTGGAGTAACAGCGCAGTATACATCAGTAACTGCAATGTCGTTCTCCTGACAGGTAACGAGATAGTTCTCGATTTCCTGAAGAACATTGAGAGCCTCTGCTTCGCTGCATCCACTTGGTCCGTTTGCGTCTGAGGCTACGATACCGGGAACATGGAAAGCATCGGTTGTCAAGCTACCAGCTGGAGTTGCTGTAGTTAGACGGGGATCTCCGCTGATTGGGCCAAGGGCGCAAGCAGCAACAAGACCCATGCAAATCTGTCGGTCACGGGTGTTGGCAAGGGTTAGACCAGCCTGACGAGCTAGCTCAGAGCGGTAATCCCACTGAGTAACGAGCAAGTCAACATTGTCAGTCTCAAAGTGAGCGGCCATTGGACGCTTATCAAGAGCAATCTTAAATGTGGTGCTAGCTGAGTCACCGCCAATAAGCTCTTCACCAGCATCCCATGAAGCGTTTAGTGCAACAGAGCCAGTGATGGGGAACTCATAAGCAAAACCAGAAGTAATGGTCTTGGTGTTGATGAGATTCTCAAAGACATTGTACTGATCGTAGGCATTGATTACTTCGCCAGACCAGAGAGGTAGCCAGAGCTTGTTTGCGCCAGCGTTTCCTGTTGGAAATGGACCTGAGGGCTGTCCAGTAACATCATTTACTGAATCACGATATACTAATGCATCATAACCTAAACTGCCTGAACCTGTAGAGTTAGCTTGTGGCATGTTATTTATTCCTTATATAAGTAGACTAAAAAGTTGAGACAATAATAGAAAGCTCAATCGTTCGATTGTTCCTAAAGGAGTCTACTTGCTTGAGTGAGTCCAGCCAAGGGCCATCCATTACCACGCAGGGGGATTTGCCCATAGGCTGGCCTCAGTCAATCCGCTGTCTCAGGTGCGGATTATTTGGGTAGTTTTGAAAAATTTGTTCTCATCATCCGCTGTTCCACATAGTTACGGAACTTTGGATCATTGTTGAACTTTGGGTTATTTCGCTCAGCCATGAACTCTCGCTTATTTTGGTAAGCAACAATTCCCTGCTGAGTGCTTGCAATGGGAATCTGTCCCTTTGCTGTTTGCTTGGGTTCCGCTGACTTGCTTGTTCCAGTAGCCTTGGCATACTTGGCTTGTAAGCCATAGAGAGCGACATCCCAAGAAGGAGAAGCGAGGTTCTGATTGATTGAGTCCTGTTCAGCCTGAGTTAGATTCTTACTAGCCCAATCAAACATCTTGGCAAGTTGATCCTTGCCACCGATTAGTTCGGCTGCTTTGGTGTAAGCTATCTCAAGCTTTGCCTTCTGGCCCATCATGTATTCATTGATGATCGACTCAGGAAGGTTGGTCTTCTTCTTGATTGTATCCAGAGTCTCAGGAGAGAGATCGTTCTTGGTAGCGAACTCAACGGTCCACTGCTTCCAATCATCCTCGGTTGCAACCTGTGGCTCAACCTTGGGTGTCTCTTCTGCCTTCTTCTCTGGAATCTTCAGTACCTCTGGTACGACAGGAATTTCTTCCTTTGTTGGCACAACCTCCTGTTTGACCGGGTTTGCTGTAGAGGGGGCTTGCTCGTACTTCTTCTTCAGATCAGCTACTTCCTGCCGTGACTTGGTATATTCCTTCTGGGCATTCTTGAGGCTTTCAAACCAAGCACCAGCATCCTTGAAATTCTCAGGAACTGTCATGCCTTGGTTTCTTACATACGCATCAAATGCTGCCTTCTCACGGGAGAGAATAGCGTCCTCTGCTGTCGATGTAAGAGATTGTTCCTGTGATACTGCTGGAGTCTCGGAGGATTGTTCCATCATATCGGGAGTCTCTTCATTCATAGTGTGTGTCTTTCGTTAGAGTTTAAAAATCAATACATCTTCTTGGCTGGCTTCTTAGCCGCCATCTTCTTCTTGGCTGGCTTCTTAGCCGCCTTCTTCATTGGCTTCTTCATTTCTTTCCTTTCTTTGGGTATATCATTTTCTGGGCATCTTTGCCCGTGCATGTCGTGGTCTTTCCACAATTGCACTTGTATGTTTTCTTTGCCATTATGCTATCCTTATTCCTATTAGTCCTGTTGCGTTAGCACCAGAAGCATTGTTAGGCGTAATTGCTTTTGCC